CGAATCGTCCAGAGCAAGTGATGGGGCCAGGGCAAGGTGGGATGCCGCCTGGGATGCCGCCTGGGATGCCGCCGCCACCCCCTGGTATGGCACCGATGCCAGTCCCTCCTGGTATGCCTCAACCTGGCATGCCTGGTCAGGGGGGTCCATCGATGAACCCCGAGACTGGGCTGAAAGTCCAACATTACGACCTTAATAAGGGACGATATGGTGTGACGGTCAGTATCGGGAAGTCCTACAAGAGTCGGTCCGAAGAAGGGGCCGATGAACTTGGGCAGTTATTTCAGGCCCAGCCACAGTTATTCCCCATTTTGGGTGATATTTATTTGAAGTTCCGCGATTTCCCTGGGCATCTAGAAGCCGCGTCTCGGATCAAGAAGCTCTTGCCGCCCCCATTGCAGGAGCAGACGAATCAGCCTAACCCCCAGCAACTACAACAGCAGTTAGAGCAGGCGGGGCAGATGGTTGATCAGTTAACGAAGGCACTCGACGAAAAAACGCATGAAGCTGAAGCGAAACTTCCTGAATTACAGATGGAAGACCAACGCGCCGCTGCAGATCGAGAAGCGAAGTTGCAAATAGAGCGGATGAAGAACGAAACACAACTCGCCGTGGCGACGATGAAGATTCAAGCCGATGAGGCTGCCGCAATCTTTGCCGTCGAAGTAGGACGCGTAGGGACAGACTCAAAGCATCGCTTTGACGCGATTAAGCAGGCGTCAGACCAGCATCATCAGCAGCAGTTGGCGATGCAAGGTGCAATGGCCCAACAGGATCAGGCTGAACAGGTCGCAATCCAGGCGAGTGACCAGTCCATGCAGGACTTCCAGCAGAATTCGGTAATGTCTGCGTCTCCCGTAGAGCCAGGGTTGAGGCCATCCATCGAGGAAACACCTCCATCGCTACCCCCACTTCCGCCCCTCCCGCCAGAGCAGGTGTAATGCGAGGGCAAGAAACGCTTCGTAACCTTTTACGCATCAGGGAACGCCCCGGTGGATCAAATGCTGGAAAATACCCTAAGGTAAAGTCATTTGCTGGCCCATCAGGTGGTGCTCCTAAAGGAACCTTCCCTATTAATACGAAAAAACGAGCAAGATCAGCACTTGCTTTAGCGCATAATGCTCCTAATCCCGTCGGAATCAAGCGGGCGGTGAAAGCAAAATATCCTGGATTGTAAAAAAGTGGTATTTTGATATAGAGATTTTAATAAGCTGACGATCTCACTCGGGCACGAATAATTACCGCGCCGACAACCGCTGCCCCCAGCGGGTGAGACGACAAGGGGACGCACGACGAGGGGACGTGTTTCTGGCTTCGGCCATGAGACCCGTCCCTTTTGTTATGTAGTCCCCCCATTTACGAGGCATATGGATACAGACGCAGGACAGGTCACGGAAGGCGATATCACGATTGATAGCAATCACGAGACGGCTGATCAGATTCAGCTTGCTTTCGTAGATGATTCGACAAATCTGCCTTCTGGCGCAGAAGAGTCGAGCCCAGAGGATATCGATACGGCTGCGCCGGCCGAGGTTTCGCCGGCCGAGGTTTCGCCGGCTGACGCGCCTCCCGTAAAAGCCAAGCGCCGAAGTGATCCAACCGAAGCCGTTAAATCGGCTGTCGCCAAGCAGCGTGAAGCCGAACGCCGCGCCGATGCTGCTGAAGCTCGCGTTCAGGCGCTCGTGCAGCCAATCGAGGAGAAGCCCACACCGGGTGGTGGCGATTGGGCACGCTTTAAGAAAATACCAGGCGTTCCTGCATTAGAAAACTTCGACGCTTATGAAGATTATTCAATGGCGATGTCAGCCTTTGTCGCTGACGTTCGACATCATGAGCGCGATGCTGAGCGAGCCTCAGCGTATCAGGCGCACCAGAATCAGCAGGCGAAGGATGCACAAACATCGCAGTGGAACAATCGGTTAGTTGAAGCCAGGGAACAAGACCCAGCTTTCGACTCCTCGTTAAATCCTGAGACGCCGATGTCCCTGCCGATGCAACACCTTGCGATGGAAAGTCCACAGGGGATACAAATCCTCCAGTGGCTCTCAGCGAATCCAAAAGAATCTCAGCGGATCTCCTCGCTGCACCCGGCAGAAACGTACCGGGAAATGGGGAAATTAGAAGCTCGGCTCGAAGCTGCTCCCTTGCGTGCCTCAGCTCGTGCCGTCAGTAATGCGAAACCCCCGATTAGGCCGCTCGGGACATCGCCTCATGTTAACGATGCGTTTGCTGTCACGGATGAAATGTCGTTCGACGAGCATTTTCGTCGCGCGAATGCCGCAGACCGTGCAAGTGGACGTCTTTAGCTAAAGGATATAACTAGTGGCAAATACTCTTGCTACCCCGTCCTGGACGACCAAGGAGGTTGCGCGAGGCTTTATTAATAAGCTCGTCTTCCTCGCGAACGTCAACAGGACATACGACGATCAGTATGAAATTGCCGGTGCGAAAGTCGGTAATACGGTCAATGCACGTCTCCCGCAGCGGTTTACCGTGACGGATGGACAGGCATTGCAACTTCAGAACCTCTACGATCAGACGGTTCCGATTTCGCTCACCAATCAGAAGAACGTGGCCTTCGGCTATTCGAGCCAGCAGGCAACCACTGAGCTTGACAATATCCGCGCGCGGTACGTCAATCCAGGGTCTGAGGCGCTTGCCAATGCGGCAGAGGTTTTGGCGTTCAATGCGGTGTATACCGACATCTACTCGTCAGTTGGTACCCCCGGTACGACCCCAAGTGCAACATTGACCTATCTCCAGGCTGGCGTGAAGTTGACCGATCTCTCGACCCCATTGCGGGGACGAGTGGCGGTGCTTGATCCACTGGCGATGAGCACATTGGCGAACACGACTAGCTCGCTTTTTAATCCGACGGCGGTCATCTCTGAGAATTACGAAGAGGGCATGTTCGGACGGAAGCAGTTGGGCGTCGATAAGTGGTTGCAGGATCCGGTTCGTCCGACGCATACGACCGGCACCTACACGGCGAGCACCCCGCTGATTAACGGCGCGAGCCAGACAGGTAGCACCATTGCGACGAATGGTTGGGCGAGCGGCGCAGCGACGTTGAACAAGGGTGACATTATCACCATTGCCGGCGTTAATTCCGTGAATCCGCTGTCGTACTCGTCCACGGGACGGTTGCAGCAGTTTGTCATCACGGCGACGACCTCGGATGCGTCGGGCGTCATGGCAACCTTGCCGATCTCGCCGTCGATCATCACCTCTGGGCAGCTTCAGACGGTTGATGCTTCACCGGCGAACGATGCGGTCATTACCGTGTTGGGCACCACCGCAGCGGCAGGCGGCACCTTGGCGGCTACGTCAAGTCCGCAGTCGTTTGTGTATCACCCCGATGCGTTTGCCTTTGTAATGGCCGACTTGATGAAGCCCGGTGCAGGGGCTGAATCGACGACTGTGCGAAGTAAATCACTCGGATTTTCTATTCGGATGGTCGAGCAGTACCAGATCGGGACGGATCAGAATCCAAGCCGTTTGGATATTCTGATTGGTGCGGCCACGATTCAGGCGCGGCTTGCCGCGAGAGTCTGGGGTTAATCATGGCACTAGCAACTACGACGTTGAGTTCCGCTGTCGCTGTGGCAGATACGGACATTGTTGTCGCATCGGCTACCTCTGTTGCGGCAGGGCGCATTGTGCTCGTCGATGGCGAGTTCATGCAGGTGCTCCAGAGTTACACCAGCGGGACGACCGTTGGGGTGATGAGGGGCCAGAATGGCACCGCGACGGCGACACATGTCGCTTCAGCGAATGTCACGCACGGGGATGCGGCAGATTTCACTGTCGCCGCTCCTGGCACCGCGAATCTCAAGCCGGGCTTGATCGCGTTTACCACCACGTCCTATTCGGCGGCTGGAGCAGTGAGCTTCGGTGCGGCGCAGTGGACGACCGCAGTCATCAACGGCACCGGTGCGCTGGCGATGACGATTACCCACCCCAACTCCTCGCAGGACGGGATCATCCTCTGCATCGTCGGCAACGGGAAGGCCGCGCACACCGTGACCTACACGGGCGGTCTGGGGGATGCGGGGTCTGGCTACGACGTGGGGACGTTCGATGGGAGCGGACAGTGCTCGGTGCTGCTCGTTGCGGCTAACAGTATCTGGGTGCCGTTGCCGTCGCCGTTTAGCGGCACGTTGACGGCGATTGACGTGGCCATCGCATAATACGAACAACGCGGGGAGGCGGCATTGCATTGGCATCTCTCTACGGCGATGCCGTCTTCCCTTTTTCCTTGAGGATCTATGTCGATTATTCACAATCCTGATAGCGAGTTTTCGCGAGAGTTATCAAAGTGGAATACCCAGAAGCGTCATGGGGGATTCGGCGCGAATGGATATGAAGAGTTTCCGAAAATGATGTATCGGGCCAGAGAGCGCGATAACGGGAAGGTTATGTGCGGTGATCCGCTTGCCGCGACGGGGGATGCTGTCGGCGAAGCTTTTTCTCGATCCTGTCAGACGGTTGTAAACGATTCCGATGAATTGGATACATCTATTAAACAGGGATGGTATGACACCCCTGACTTGGCACTCGCTGGCTATGAGAATGATCAGAAGTCGATGGCAGATATCGCGGCGATGCGCCACTTCAGCGATCAACGCATGAGCGAGACTGCGAAAATAGAGGCGAAGGCTGCTGATGACGCGACACACTTACATGTGCCATCTATCCCGGCCCCGAAGAAACGTGGCAGACCGAAGAGAGTAGTGGTTCCTAACTAATGGCACAAATCACTGGTACCTACAATAAATCAGTCGTCATCGCTAAGTCTGATACGGTTAATTTTGATGGCAGCACATATGCGGCTAATGCAGCAACCAAGGCGATTACGGCAGATGCGATCTTTGTCGGTGGCGCGGGCGTTGTCGTTGCAGTTTTCCCGGATGGGACCATCGCGCCTTTCACGGTACTTGCCGGAACAATGCTTCCGCTCCAGTGCATTCGTGTGAATAGCACAAATACGACCGCGACTTTAATGAATGCCATGTATCAGGTCTAATGACCGTCCAACAACTTATTACGGCGAGCCTGCAGGATTTACGGGTAATCCAGACAGGGGAAACTGCATCAGCTGATGACTCGGCTTTTGCTTTAGAGCGCCTGAATGATTGGATTAACGGCCTAACAACGGAAAATCTGACGGTATATACCATCACGCGCACAACATGGACTCTCTCAACTGCAGCGAGTTACACGATTGGGTCCGGGGGCGCGGTAGATGTGGCTCGACCAACAGGGCCTTTGTCGATTGAGAATATTGGCTTTCAGGACACCGCCCCATCGCCGACAATCGAATATAACCTTGGTCCCGTACTTACGGAAGACGGGTACGCCGGGATTGCCCAAAAGTCATTAACATCTGTCTTTCCACAGAACTGGTACTACAACCCGACGTTCACGTCGAGCCTGGGCTTGCTGATTCCATATCCAATCCCAACTAGTTTGACGCTGGAAGGTGTTATTTATACGCATACACCCGTAGCAGAGTTTAATGGTCTATCCGATACAATTGCGCTTCCACCTGGATATCGCAGGTTTTTACGCCTTGGTCTCGCCAAGGAATTGTCCTCGGCCTTTGATGCCGGCCTAACACCTGAGTTGCAGATGTCGGCGATCGAAGCAAAATCAGATGTCAAGCGAGCTAATATGCGTCTTAGCGATCTCTCATCTGGTCTTGCTGGTGTGCTCTTTGGAGGCGCGGGTCCGCACTATAATATTTATTCGGACACGTAATGCTGTATCCAGGGTTTATTTCTGGCAGTTACGTCTCGCAGAGTCCATTCGCCGACTGTGAACGGACAGTCAACTGGTATCCAGAGCCGATTGAGCCGCAGTCGGTTCCATGGCGAGCGGCGCTCTATCCGTGCCCTGGGTTCTCGAATTACGTCACGGTTTCCAACATCAACACACGCGCCCTATTCTCGATGGCTGGGAACGTCTATGGGGTCATTGGCGATGGGGTCTACAAGTTCACCTCGACAAACTCTGCGAGCATCGTAACGGACGGCACTGTCGCGAATGACCCCAACCCAGCCCAGATCGCGAGCAATGGTGACGCGGGAGGAGAGCTCCTTATCGCATCTGGCGGGAATGGGTATCTCCTCACGATTGCCTCCAATACTCTGACGACCATCTCGGCATTGGCGAACAAGTGCACAATGGCCGGCATGATCGACGGGTATTTTCTGGCCTTCGACAGCAGTGCCTCGAAGTTCTTTATCAGTGATCTCAACGATGGCACCTCATGGGATGCGACCCAGTATGCCCAACGTAGTATTGCCCCTGACCCCTGGAAAGCGATGGTCGTCGATGGGAGCCGTCAAATTTGGCTCATTGGTGAACAGACTGGTGAAGTCTGGTATGACGCGGGGACCAGTCCTTTCCCGTTCGCGCCAGTGCCTGGGGCGGTCTTCGGATATGGCACCCCGGCCCCCTTCTCGGTCAAGTTGGCTGGAACGGCGATGTGCTGGCTCTCACAGACGACTGACGGGGCTGGTATCGTGGTCGCCACCGCTGGTGTGGTTCCTCAACGGATTAGCACCTACGCGGTCGAGACAGCGATTGCAACCTATGCGCGAGATTTCGTCATCACTGACGCCGAGGCCGTGGTGTATTCAGAAGCGGGGCATACGTTCTACTGCCTGAGCTTTCCCAGTGCAAATGCCACCTGGGTGTTCGATCTCACAACTGGCGTCTGGCATGAGCGTGGGGTTTGGGATGACGAGGCCGGGGCATTTGACGTGTGGTCGCCGCGTAGTCATTGCTATGGGTTTGGGCAGCACCTTATCGGGGACCGGACCACAGGTCAGATTTGCACGATGGATACCAGCTACACCGACGAGTGTGATGGGTCCACGATCCGCCGGCTACGTATCCCCCCACCCATGTTCCGTGCTCCCGGCGTGCGACGGATGTTCGTGAGTCGCATGGAACTGGTCATGGAAACAGGATTAGGCACGTCCACAGGGCAAGGATCAGACCCCCAGGTTATGTTGCGATCGAGCACGAATGCGAAGACCTGGTCAGGGCAGCGCTTGGCCTCGGCGGGGAAGATCGGGGAATACAATGCCCAAGTGGTATGGACTCGTTTACCGTCTAGCACGAAGATGTGGGTGCCTGAGATTACGGTAACTGACCCTATTCCGTGGCGAATCATGGGTGCAGAGATTGATGGACGTGGATTTTTCGGGCAGGGTGCATAATGGCAACGCAGTTGGCCCCTGTCCCCGAGTATGTCGTTGAGGCACCAGTCACTAACGGTAGCATCACGGGCCGTGTCACTCGGGCGATGCGGTATTGGCTCCTGGCATTAGCCGATAGAGTGAATACGACGCCCAATCGCATTGCGTCAGCGACCGCCTCGACACAATCTGCATCTATTTCAGCGACAGCGTTTCCGCTCTCATCTGTGCTGCCAGGGCTTTATAGGCTCTCTATGGCCGCGCGGATTACCAGGGCGGCGTCGTCGAGTAGTTCGTTAATTGTGACCTTCGGGTGGACGCAAGCCGTCTCTTGCACGCTGGCAAGCGTTGCTATGACAGGGAACGCTACTACAACTGTGGGGACGGCCTCATTCCTTGTGCGAGTCGATCAGGACTCATCTATTACCTATGCCACAACCTATGCGTCGAGTGGTGGAACGACGATGCAGTATCGTGTAGATGTTGTTTGTGAGCAAGTGTTGTGACGTCTCGTATTCTTCCACCCGAGGAATGGTCGAAGCTCGAAGGGACGCTGCTTGGAATGTCTTGGCAATCGTTGGATCGAGAGATAGACATTGTGCTTGTTGTTGAACAAGACGATGAAATCGTGGCCTGCACATCCTTCCTGCCACGGTGGCACATGGAAGGAACATGGATCTCGCCGAAGTATCGAAAAAAACCTTCGGTCGTGAAGCGTGGACTTTACGCGATGTACGAGACCGCGACAGCTTTAGGGGCGAAAGAGTTAATGATGGTATCCGTGGACGATGAGGTGAGTACGATCTGTCGTCGGTTGGGTAAATCCTCTATTTGCATGACAGGTGATCATTTCTCGATAGCGTTGTAATGAGGAGTAATTAGCGTGCCACCTGAATTGACGAACAATACGCCGGATGTGTTCCGTTACGGGGG